CCCGCTGGTCCTACGATTTGTCCTGCATCATACCAAGATGATCCAGTCCATACATAAAAGTTTCCAGTGCTTGTAACAATTCTGCAGTCATTGGTGGTATTTCCAGTTAAGGCATTAAGAGCAACTTCTGTTGCTACTTCACCTTTAAGATTAAAATTAAGTCCTGGAGCACCAGTATCTCCTTTAAATCCTTTTGCAGCAAACTTAGCCATATTAGGCTCCCTGCTCTAAACTAAATTTCAATATTGCAATTTTACTTGCATTAATTGTTGAAAGAGCATAAATAGCATCTGCTCCAGGAAGTTCTACTGAAAAAATTTCTGAAGGATTAAGTTTAAAACCATAATTGCTAGAAGTAACGCCTTCTCCACCAAGATACACAATGGCTGTTTCATCAACATTTTGAATTGTAATATCCATTCCAGAATGTATTCCGTTTGGAGTTAAACGAGTAGCAGTTGTGTTACTCAATTGTGTTAGTGCATGTATTGTCATTTTTTACCCACCTTAAATATTTTATTTTTAATTCTAATTACTTGTGGAAGTTCTGTTCTTGGTGTTGTTATTTTAATTACAGCCATTATAGATTTCCTCCACTAATATCACCTAGAACATTTATTGTTCCAATTACTGGTGTCCAAACTGTTTCTCCAGCAATAGTTACCTGAAGATCAAATGTCAACTCTGTAACAACTGACTTAAAGCCAGTTCCCCAGTTCTCAGTAATTGAGGCGGGAGCAAGAATGTCGACATATCCACTATGAGCAGTTACTTCTAGTTCATCTATAAAGTCTGATTGTGGATCATACGATGTAGCCTTATATGTCCATGTAGAGGTATTAAAGTATGTTACTTCGTCATCTTCTAAAAATTCAACACGAAGCGGAGAGGTATCTCCTCTAACAACATTCCACTTAATTCGTGCAGGATCTGCACCAAATACTTCAGGACCACACATATTCATAGTACATTGATTATACCATTAAAAATAAAAAGATACCTAGGATAGGTGGGTATGAAGAGACTATCCTAAGTATCTTTATAAAATTATATCATATCAGTATAAGTTGGACATATAAAATATCATGTTATAAAAGTTATCAAATCGTTATAATTAAGAATGTCCATTTTGTCAGGTTATAGAATAGTTTGTCAGGTATATCGATAGTGTATACTTATATATATATAAGAAAAAAGAACTATCTTTAAAGTTTAATATTTATATATCTTATATATTATATATATAGCAAATAAGCAAATTAGGTTAATTGGATTTTTTAGCAATATAATCTAACAATATATCATACATGTGATCAAGTTTTTGTTTTTGCTCTTCACGAATTTTACAATCTATTTCTTGTTGTCTTTTAATTGATTTGATTTCATCACGCATTGAAGTTCCGCCGTTAGTTTTAGTTTCGGAGCGAATATCTTCTAATGCTTCTTGTATTGGGGAGATTTGGATTTTAATATACCATCGTATTCCGCCGATTACAACTCCGCCGATGCTAAGTATTGTAAGTATAAATCCAGCCCAGTCTTGAGTACTCATAACTAGATTATTATACATAGAGTTTTTAAATTTTTGAAACGGTATTTAAGTTGTCGGCGAAATAGAAGTACTCCAAACCATCCTATGCTCTAGTATGACAAACATTGACTTATATGAGCAATTTATGGTATTATAGACATATGTCTGACGATGTTAAGTTTACTGATTTGTTTAATCCTAGCCAACCTAGGAGTGATAAAGAGTTAATTGAAAGCAGACTTGAAATATGTAAAGAGTGTGACTGGTTTAATAAAAAACTAGTAAAGTGTAATAAATGTGGTTGCTTTATGAAATTAAAGTCAACTTTAAAGCAAGCAAAATGTCCTATAGGAAAATGGTGAAAAAATGGAAAAAGATCAAGTAGTAGAACTTATGACTGAAACAATAATTGCTCTTAATGTAGAGTTAGCACATCAAAATAATATTAGTCAGGAAGAAATTGATAAGGCAATTGAAAGCACAAAGCCACAATTGATGAGTGTTAATAGGGTTTTGTATGAAGTACTTAAGGTAAATGGCATCATTCAATAATTATCAAGATAAAGAATGGCTTGAACATCAATATGTGGATCAAGAAAAATCTATTGATACCCTCGCACAAATGTGTAATGTTGATAGAAAAATTATTATACAATTTTTAAATGATTTTAAAATTTATAGAAAATATAATACGGACAAACACCCTAAGCGTTGGTAGAACAGTTACATTCAGAACAACATTCTTCTTTAAACATCTTTAGTGCTAAACCATCATTTTCTGGTCTTCCTAGATCTTCCCAAAATTTTTCTCTACCAATAGCGTCTGTTTCTATTATAGGTTTTGATTCAAACTGAAATTCTGGATCCCAGGCGTTTTCTACATTGTCTAATATTCCCATGTTTTTATTATACACTAAATCTGAAAAATTTTAAAAATTGGGTTTTAAGAAAATCTGAATATTTTGTCCAAATGTATGATACAGGTTTTAAAAAAAATAAAACAAAAAATATAGTGAGCACATAATAACACACTCACTATATCTTTTAGATCTGTTTAGTAGTACTGGGGCATTAACCTTTTTTGTTACACTGCCACTTTACTTTCCTGAGCAACGATAAAGTGTGCGTGTTGAATAGTGTCCTGTTACATGGCTATAGTGTGATACTCTCTGAATACCGCAAGATTTAGCGTGTGCAGATGTAGGCACTGCCATTGTTAGTAGTGCTAGTGTTAGCGTTAATATAATCTTATTCATTTATTTATTCTCCTTAGAACATAGACATGGGTTAATTGTTATTGTGTTACCCTCGTGGATAACTGTAGCGAGTGTATCGCATGAGTCGCATATGTGTAGGTACATGTTATTCACACTCCTCACATGGACACCATGGGAACTCTCGTTCCTGCTTAATGCGATTAGCAAGAGCCTGAACCTTTTTATAGGTTTCAGCACTAGCACCTCTGAAAGAGATGAGATGACCATCAGCCATCATTTGTGCAGCGACTTGAATTCGCTCATCTAGTGTTAGATGTCCGTACTTAGCGGACTTGATTGTATTTTTATCTAGTGTATTCATTTAATAAATACCTTTCTTTTAATGTGTTAGCACTTTGCTAACGCTTTCCTTGCCTAGTGTTATTTGCTCTTATTTGCTACGCTCACCCGATAATCGGTTTATTTGGTAGGCTCAGAGGCTCAACTAGGATTTACCTTTATTTAATTTTTCTTATAGTAGAATACTATCACACAATACCCGAAAAGTCAAGTCCTAACACGGCGTGTCGTATGTGATTTAAACCACAGTATAATTCGGACATATCGGACATAAGCACGTCCCCTGTGGATAACCTGTGTATAACCTATGTGTTCTATATCACAAAAATATTTTCCCGACACGCCCGAAAAAGGGGTCAAAATGTCAGTGGTAGGTGTTACACTAATAGTATAAAGAAAGTTGAGAAAGGTTCTCAAACTAGAAAGGAATTCAAATGAATTCAAACTTTGCAAGACTAGCAACCGCTAGTAATTATCCAAAAGGTATGATGAATACCTGCCAATGTGGTCAGGTTGTTTTAGCACCTGATACAATTCACGACATATGCCTGCCTAATGGCACTTGTTACCACTCACAATGTGGTCGCTCCCTCCCTATTAGAAAGGTGGTCAAATAATGACTACACTAAATGAAACTCTATTTAGCACAATCGTGCATGAATACCATAATGGTGGCGTTAAGTCATCTTATGGATTAGACGCTTATACTAGAAAAGAATTGCTAAAGTTCTTATTCTCTAGTAAGGCTTGCTACTGTATTAACTGTATCTGTAAGGAGGATAAGTAATGTCATACATGAAACAACTAATTGACACAGTTCTTAACTGTGAAATCTGCGGAGGTGAGGGAATTACTGACGCATGGGTTTCACAAGATGGAGACTTTGACTTTGAGTGGTGCGATTGCAACCCTCATCATATAAGCATGGAGGTATTTGCCTAATGCGAGTATTCGAATTCAATACATTCATTGACATCGTTGCTAATAACTATGATGAAGCAATAGATATCTTTGATAACAAATTAAAATATGGAAACATAGATAGAAGCACTGTCTATGTTGCAGACATTGAGCAGAAACACCAATGAGTTTTTATCAAACATTCTTTGAAAGTGGTAACGCACTCTTTTGGTTTTCTATGATCTGTTTAATAAGTGGATTTTATTTATTTGTAAAAGAATAAATTTAATTCCCTGCAAAAAATGCGACGTCCCGTGTGGTGTAAATCACATAAAAAATGTCCGATTTGTGCGTGTCTAAACTTGACTTTTTGACATTTCTCTGGTAGTCTTCTACTATAACAATTAAATAATGACTAATAAGGTAATGAGCCTAGCAAATAAGTGTGACCAGTATCACAATGAGCCTAGCGAATAAATGCCCCAAAATGTCAGCCCCCAATGATAAGATAGTCTTATCAACTTAAAGAAAGGAAGTCACTAAATGACTTACACTGTAACACTAGAAACCTTTTCAGGTTCTACTTCCAAAATCGCCCTACCCTCAAAAGGTGCGGTTGCTCAATTCATCTCTACTTACCCTGAGAAATTGCCTGTTGGTATTTCTGTTAAAGTTTCTTGCGACGCTTTGGGTGTTAGTGGAACTCTAAGAGGAGTGGCTAAGTAATGATAACTATTCCTCACACTGTAAATCTTGTAACTGAGTTTGATGAAACTCACCCTATCGTTCAACGCTTGCTTAACAATGTTGAAAATCCTTCAGAGTTTCTTGGACAAATGTTTTCAGAACTTTTAATCTCTGAGGGCTTTCTTGATAAGTTAAATGAAGGCAACACTTATGCAGTTGTAAAGGTGGCATAATAAATGATGACACGAAAAGACTATGTAGCAGTTTCAGAAATTCTTGCTGGATATAAACTTGCAATGATTGACGGATTTTGGTGGGAGGATTTGGTAAATGACTTTGCTGATTTTTTTGCTAAAGATAATCCAAATTTTAATCGTGAAAAATTTATCGAAGCGTGTGAGGAGCCTGAAGACTAATGAATCGACTAATAACAACACTAGTTCAGTTAATGCTATGGGCACCAATTGTCTTTGCAATTAAACTTGCGTATGATGAACAAAAGAAAATAAAAAACAAATAAAAAAAGATCCTAAACATGATTTAAAACTGCTTTAACTTTTAACTAAAATGCGACGTGCCCCTGTGGATAACTTTGTGGATAACTATACGGCGTGTCGCCTTGACTTTTTGAGATTTATTTGATAGGCTTGCCTAGTAAAATTAAATAAAAAGAAAAGTCGATGTGATATTTATCACAATGCTATTTGTCTGATATGTCCGAATTTGGATTTGTATTTGTCGGTGGCATAGTGTAGGATATTTATATCAAGTTAAATAAAGAAAGAAGGTAGCCCCTATGTCAGCAAATGTATACTCTATCGAGTCTCTACTAGTAGGAACTCAGTATTACTCAAAAACTCTGCAAGGAGAAATTATCTCAGCAGAAAAACACCCTCATGCAGTTTGGTATCAAGATTGCGAAAGTTATCTTGTAGAAGTACGCAAGCCTATGGGTGGATATGCGTTCCGCACTATTGCAGTAAAGACAGGAGAATAACTAATGGGATATGTAGAAATATTTAGAATTGACGAAAATGGTGCAGGTTGGGTAGACTTATCCCAAGCAACACCCGATGAACTATTCAACCTAGAAGTGGGCTTACTTAATGAAGGCGCACTATTTACAACGAAAGAGGCAGACTAATGGAATATAACTACTCTCTAACTATTGCCTATGACGGCGAATTGGTATCAACAACACGAAGTGCAGATATGCTTGAAATGGTATCTGCATGGAATAAGTGTGTAGACTTTGGAGACGCTAAAGAATACGCAACCTATAATCTGTCAGACCCTACTGGCAAGATGTATACTAAGACTTTCTACCGCAACGGAAATGTGAGCGTGAAATAATATGGGTTCAGTTACAGCATTAGGAATTAAAGATGAAGTCTTAGACCTAGAGACTCAGATTCTCTATCACTTAAAGGGTAATCACTATCCCCCTGTCCCCGCAGAAATGGTCGCCCCTTGCATAGAGGCTATTGACGCATACTACGAAGAAGATTACAACCGAGAAATTCTTATGCCCAAAGTTGGAGAGTTTCAGATTATGTATAAAAATTCTATTAAGGCACCCGCATGGGCTATCATCGAACAACACCACTTGCAATTTTGGCTTCCAGAAGAGGAATACTAAAAATGTCTGCTACAATAAAAACTATGGAATTAATATATGCAGACCTACTTGCTCCAGATCAATTGATGGAAGAGGATTTAATTAAAGTAGATGGCGATATAGTAAAAGTAATTGGCACGGAATCAGATGCTACTGGTGATATTTACTATGTAGCATATGAAGATGACTTTGGTGATAAAGATGTAATTGAATTTAATTACAATGACAAGGTTGAACTCTATGTCTTCCGTGAAAATTCAGAAGACTAACTAAACCATTTAAAAATGGGACGTCCCGCAGTCGGGCGTGTCGCATGTGAGATTAATCACAATTTAAGATTTGACATTTTTACTCCATGTATGCTAGTATTAAGTTATGAAGAAGTCATCTGAGGAATTACGCAAACTAATGGAATTACGCCGTAGTAATGCTGCTTCCGCTGTGCCCTCTAAAAAGGCTTACAATCGCAAGAAATGTCAGTCTGAAATGCTACAATTAAAATATCAACAAAAAGGAGAATAGCCCCATGGGAAATATCGCAGATGAACTCTATGATGAATACTACGCAACTGTCTGTCCGTCTTGTCAAGAAAATTCGGTAGACGCATATGAAGAAAAATGCACTCATTGCTTACTAGAAGAAATGTCTACTACATATAACGAAGACATTGCTCTAGAAATGAGTCTTGGTCTTGACTACTAATACACTTAAACGCTCATTTGATAGGAAAGTAACTAATGCTGTATCCCCTAATGGCAAGACTGCAACAATTGCTAACACTTTCGGATTACCCGCAGGAAAAGAATACTCATGCCCTGGAGCAACCTCAGTGTGTGAGTCAGTCTGCTACGCAGGAAAATTAGAGAAACTCTTCAAAGGCGTTAAGGTTAACCTATTGCATAACTGGGACCTACTTAAAGACGCAGATCTAGAAACTATGCAGGACCTGCTCACTGAAATGATAAATGATTTCAAAAAAGACTGTATCAAGAAAGACGCCCCTATGCTATTCCGCATTCACTGGGACGGAGATTTCTTTAATGATACGTACACGCAGGCCTGGAAGAATGTCATCCTAAATAATACTGATATTCAATTCTGGGTATATACACGAGTACAATCTGCAGCACTTATGCTTAAAGATATTGCTAATCTATCTTTATATTATTCTACAGATAGCGAGAATAAAAAAACTGGAATTAGCCTCAAGACTGTTCATGGAATTAAGTTAGCATATCTTGCTAAGAATTTTGCAGACGGTCAATCAGACATGAAGGCCCTAACTTCAAAACCTGGTGCTAAGTGTCCTGAAAATGCAAAACGCATTCCACTTATTTCAACTACTGGTAGTGCTTGTGTTTCTTGCAGATTATGTGTATACTCTAAGAGTGATATTGTATTCTCTGCGAGTAAAAAATAAATGATGAGTTTATTTTATTTATTAATGATAACACTAGTAATGTGTGCACTCCTTGGTTCTAGTGGGTTCTAGCGGATCCCCTGGAATTTTGGGACGTCCCGCCCACCCCCATTTGTCAAGTTACGACACGCAGAAATTTTGTGAGTTTTATCACATTCCAATGTCGGATTTGTAACATTTTTGATTTGTATTTGTAAGATTTTTAGTGTATTATTATAGTATGAAGCAAACCAGCCGATTAAAAAAAGTTATGGCAGAACCCCTAATTGACTTGAAAATGTCAGTAGGAAATGTTATACTTTATTTAACACCAAAACAAAGGAGAAATAAAATGGCAGTAGCAACAGCAACATACAAGGTAGGCGACACCTACACAACACAAAAGTCAAAGGTAACAGGAACAATCGTGGAAATCAACCCACAGGCAAATGGAAATGTTCGTGTTAAGTTAGATGTAAATGGCGCACACCGCTACACAACTTGGACTTCTAAGAGCCTCTAAGTTATTATTCCTGAGTATGAATTAAAACTGCTCAACACCCCCAACTAACAGAAAAGGAAACAGACCCAAATGGCACAACGCAAAGCAATCTCAGTAAAGATACCAACACAGCGAGTTATTGACGCACTCACACAATCACTAGCAAAGTTAGAACTTGATTACACATCACAAGAAGCAAATGAAGCACAATACCAAATTGCTTACAAGGCTTGGCAGAAGCAACTAGCAGATTTTGCTGTTGCTAATTTTTCTAAGGCTGAAAACATCAGAACATCTTATCGTTCTTGGAACAACACTCTCAATGTTGATTTTGACATCATCTCAAAGGAAGCAGATTTTCCTAAAGAACCTGTAAAGGATTTTGATACAATTCATAATCACACTTACAAAGAGATGAAAGAGGAAATCTCTAACGCTATTCGTATCCTCAAGATGACAGATGAGGAAGTAGTTAGCACTTCTACTTACAATGCTGTCGCCCGTTATCTATAATTAGATAAATCGAAACAGGGGCAGTTTAGAGAGTGTTCTCGCCCAATGTCGTAAGTAAGAACTCTCATTATTCGCCAGGCTGATTAGGGCGATTATAGAAATACTATAGAGCAGGGGTACTGCAGCCCCAAAGAAGCAGACATCCTGAGCACGATCCAAAAAGGCTCCCCGCAAGGGTCCTTGACAAATGTCAGTGGCCAGGAGTACAATTAATATAAACAAACTAACAGAAAGAGGCCCCCATGGACCAGCAATACCCAACAATCATAAATGCAACTGATGAATTTAATCAGAAGCAGGCTATAGCACTACAGGAACTAATTGAAAAGAAGGATGCATTAATTGTATCTCTTCAAGACCGTATGTCTGCAATATCTCAGCGCTCATATGCTGATTCAGCGGAACGCAACCGTATGGTTGAATCAATGCAAGAATGGACTCTAGAAGAGTTAAGTAATGAAACAATTACAATTTCACAGGCCGAAGCAATTGCAGAAATTATGGGCTTTGAACTTACAAAAGAAGTTGAAGTTGAAGTTACCGTTACGTACAACCTAACACTGCAGGTACCTCATGATGAGGACGCAGAATCAATTGTTAACGATATCGATTTTGAATCTGTATCTTATAATTCTGATAACATCACATGGCTATCGGCCAATGTTGACAGAATTGATTTTTAGTAGGGGGCTACTAAATATAGACATGTCGAATGTCTTTAAACTAGGCAAGGGACCTGAGCATTGTCCATGTAAACGGCTCACTTTAAATTCCCTCAAAATTTTTGACGTCCCGCCTGTGGATAACTTTGTCAAATCGACACGCCGTTACGACTATATGATCTTTCCCACAATGTCCGATTTATCCATGTTTAACTATCTGGATTTGCATATGTCAGTCAGTCCTGCTATACTTAAATTTCAACAAACAAAAAGGAGAAAAACTCATGGCACATGACCTAGAAACACAAAACGGCGTTGCATCTTTTGCATCATTCCGTGAACCTGCTTGGCATGGATTGGGTACCGTATTTACAGAAGAGAAAACAACTAGCGAGATGCTATCAGCAGCAAATCTCAATGGTTGGAATGTTCGTCTGGAAGATTTGGAAACCCCATCGCATCTATCAAGCGACAAGTCGTACCAATATGTATTGCGTACAAACCCTACAGACAACACACAAACCGATATTCTTGGAATCGTTGGTGAGCGTTATGTCCCTCTACAGAATGAAGATTTATTCTCATTCGGTGATAACATTCTAGATGGTGGTGGTCGTTGGGAGACTGCTGGTGCTATCAAGGGTGGGCGTGTAGTATTCGGCTCTCTTGCTCTTGAGCGTGAGACTGTACTAGACCCAAATGGTGTTGCAGATAAGGTAAAGACTTATTTGCTCATCAACACATCACACGATGGCTCTATTGCAATTCAAGCATCTATTACACCTGTTCGTGTTGTATGTGCTAACACTCTTAACCTTGCTCTTGGTGGCGTAGGTCGTAAGAAGAATAAGAACATCAAGCAATCATTCAAGATTCGCCACACGCAAACAGCAGAAGGCAAAATCCAAATTGCTCGTGAAACTCTTGGTCTTGCTAATGCTTACATGGACGAATTCGACATCATGGCTAAGGCAATGATTGAGAAGGAAGTCAATGCTAAATCGTTTAACGATATTATTCTCGCTGCTTATCCTAAGCCAGAAAAAGATGCTAAGGGTGCAATCAAGAAGTGGGAAAACAAGGTCGATATTATTAACGACATCTACACAGGTGAATTTAATGGTATGATTGCTGGCAATGCGTGGGGTGCGTTTAATGCACTTACAGAACGCCTTGACTGGTACCGCTCTGCTCGTGGTGGTTCTAACGAATCTATCCTTGCATCAGCATCAGGATTTGACCCTGCAATTAACGCAGAGAAAAATCGTTTGCTAAAAGTTGTACAAAATGTTATGTCGTTAGCATAACAAAAAATTCCTAGACATGAATTAAAACTGTCTACACGATTCCGTAGATCAATTGGTTAGATCGCTACCCTGTCACGGTAGAGGTTGCGGGTTCAAGTCCCGTCGGAATCGCAATAAATAAATATGCAAGCGAATGCATAAAAATGCGGGACGTCGGCTGTGATGCAAATCACATGACATTTTTAATAAAAAACAATTACGAAGACTTGATTTTTTCCCCAGTCCATGCGATAATTAATACATGGACATGACCCTAAGAGTACAAGAACTAATCGACCATATATATGACGAGAACTTAAATCATTTTGAGTTCCATGAAAATATGGGTGGAGAAGATTGTGACTGCCACCTACATATTACCCTAGAAACCATTGTAAAGTATTGGGAGGAACTATGCTAGGTTATACACTAGATGATTTAGATAATATGATTAATGCCGTGCATGATTCCAAACTATTCTATTTAAAGAGTAATGGTCCTGATAAAGATATGGGAGAAAAACTACACCAAGCAATTAGTTTTATGCAAGGTCTATGGGCAGAAGGGTACTTTGACTAATGCATAAACATAATTGGTTATGTTCAGATGTTCCAGGTGTTTATACTTGTACATTTAATTGTGGGTTTGGATATTGGAATCCTAAAACAGAACAAATAGAGGAGCAATAATGTGGACTAAGTATAGTTATGTTTGTACAGACTGTGATTCTCTTATTGAAGTTACTAGTTTAACTGAGCCTAATTTTGATCCCGCCTGTGTTTGCAATCCACGCACTTATGTAGTACGTACTGCCATAGAGCCTGAGCAACTACCCCCTGTGATGAGTATCACACCTACAGGAGTTGTAAAAATCAACTCAAACCCTTATAATTAATATATGGACCTAAAAACATTCATTGAATATATCAAACTACATGAGATTAGTCTTATGCAAGACTTAGAGAAGATTGACTATGTAAACAATCATCATTTCTATAGACTTAAAGAAGCAGAAATTTATAACACCCGTCATCTATTGTCAGTAGCAGAGGATAGAATATAATTATGGAAAATGACTCAACAATACTAGAACCATATCTACAACGCATGGTAGACGCAGGCATGGACGGTGCAGATATAATGCACGGTCATCTTAAAACTCTCATGCTAGAAGCAGAAACACAACTAACACTAGCCCAAGAAGCAGAAGATTACTCCGAAGAAGCAATGGATTCAATGGAACGCAGATATTGGGAAGGTGTATGCGAAGCCTATGGAGAACTATATAGTTTGACATATGCAATTGCATTTGCTAAGGGGGCTATCAATGGATAACTTTATTGAGATGGACTTTGATGAGTGGTGTGATACCTACAAGCCAATCAAGAATCATATAGATACAAATGCCTCCTTTAACGGAGAAATGTTTGAGACATATGGTGATGAGGTGGAGTTTGTAAAGCAACAGGACCCTGCCCATATCTGGACTTATGGTGATGGAGACGACGGTGGGTCTTATGTATGGAATGGCTGGTCCTTTGTTAATAGGATTGGTTATTTTATTACTGAGGTTCCTTGTCCCGCTGAAACTACCATGCAGATGAGAGTTAGTTTTAATTGGTTCTACTGTGAGAACTGCAATGCTGAGTTTGAAGACCCTGATAATATTATTAGAGATGCCTTTGACGAGGCAGACTTGCAAAAATGCCCACAGTGTGCTAATATTGAAGAAATGACCCTAGTAGGATTGGAAAATAAAATGGATAAAGACCCAACAAATGAAGTAGAACAAGATGAGGAAGAAACCGTGTTTCATTCATTCACAGAACGGACGGTACAAATCTAATGCCAATATTTAAAATTGAGGCCACACGAGAAACTACTTATGATTTTGAGATTGAAGCAGAGACTGAAGAGGAGGCCCTTTCTGAGATCGAAAGAATTGAACGGGAAGAAGATGTTGAAATTTATGCCTATGACTGGTATCCTTTAGATATCACATCTATCGAAGAAGAAGAGGAATAAAATGGGAGCACGGATTAATTACGTATTCAAGGATTCTCTAGAGGGTCCTAGTGTAGTACTTTATAGCCACTGGGGACAGGACGGCTGGGAGACTGACATTGCTGCAGCGCTAGAGCATGCTAAACCCCGCTGGTCCGATTCTTCATATGGCACCCGTATGATGATTAGTTATCTTATTCAACACAATGTATTGGATGAGACTGGATTTGGTATATATGCAGTCAATGGCGAGAACTATGACCTAGGTGAACAAACCGTGGTTATCGACTTTGTTAATAAGACTGTTACTGATAATGTACCTGTATCATGGGATAAATTTGTGGCTGCGTATTCGCCACTAACTGTCTAAGGAATGGGTCCCTTAGACTAATGGGGGTAGGGTAGGCCTTGTCTTGCCCTCCCCCTTCTTTTGCGGTACAATAGATAAGAGAGGAGTGTCATGCCTAGAAGTAGTATATATGCCAAGCCCTCACACAATAAAGAATCAAGAAAAGCAGAGCAAATAGCAAAACTACTCACGGAAGATTTCTCAATTGACCTAGAGCGAGTTGGCTATTATTTAGTTAGAAATCTACCTATGATTGTTTTTCATAGGTTTGATGTCCTTGCCTTGACAGCACAGGAAGAGCATGGTAAACTTATGGAAGAGATAAAAACAGGAGGCCCATCATGGCGGTAGAGTTTGCAGATAAAGCAGGTATCTTAGGACAACTTTGGATTGAGTTCCGAGGGGATGAAGATTTTACTGACTTTATTGAATACAATGATCTAGGACTACCAATGTCCTATATGGTTGCAGAAGGTTTGATCAAAGAGTGTAGCCCAACAGGTGAATCACTTATTGAAGAAACATTTGTTATGTTTTGTGAGTTGCTAGAAATCACAGAAGATGATTTTGATATTCTTGAAGAGATTAATCTTGGTGCAGTTTTAATGTTTGCTTACAACAAGAAGCAGAACAAACCAGAATAATTAAACATTGCGAGGGGCCTTGCGCCCCTTGCTTTGTGCTGCCTGGACGGGACGTCAAACCATATCAAATCGGACATATTACCCAAACCAGATTTTTTATATAAACATTACGAAGATCAAATTCTTTTCCCCAATCATAGACAAACAATTTTTTTAAATAAAGATTACGAAAGACAAATATTTTTCCCAGAAAAGCATGCTTTTTTTATATCATATCAAACTTTATTTGTCAAACCTTATATCATACAAACATTTGTTTGTCAAATAGGTGTATAATAATTTTATGAGTCCAAGACATATGTCAAGAATGTTATATCCAAATGCAGCAAGAAGAGAAGATGAAGGTTTGGCTAATGTTTTTACTTCCTTTACTTCTCTTATAGGTTTGGGTAAATACTTTACTTCAAATCCCGTCGTGGAAATGTCTAATAATACTATCGTAGATCCCGCAGCGGGACGGGATCAAAAGATAAACCACTCTTCACTATATAACTAATACCTGATATACAAACACTTTTATCCAAACAATCTTTTTGATTTGTTTTGGATTTTTTTTATATCTTTTAAAATAAAACATTACGATAATCAAACATTTTTCCCCAAATTTGGATATTTTTGTCATACAATTTTGGTACAAAATGAAGTTGACAAACAAAAGGTTTGGGTATATAATGCCATGTTTGGATATAGTTGACAAAGGTTTGAATATGTGGTATAAGGGTTTGGATAAAATTGGGGATAGGGGGTTTGGCCCGTAAGATTACGACGGCCCTCTTAAATATGCTCTATACTCCACTATCCTCCACTTTACTCCACTTCTAGAATGTCAAACAATATAATCAGTAAGATTTATCTGTGGATAAACATGTGTATAACTAACATTTTTATGCTGACAAACCTGTGGATAACTTTTTTGCACGGAACCTATATCTGTTAACCTTCATGTGATACTATAGAGTTATGGAATGCAAACATTACTATGAAATTGATCTTGATGGCAAGGTTTCTTGCTCTAATTGTCATGCTGTAATAGATGAAATTGAAAAAAACAATAATGACTTTTGGTCATCACAAATGAGTTTTGAAGAATAAGTTTTAAATAAAAACTAACAAAACCTGTATAATGTACTTATGGCTACTATTTGTGATATCGATGACACCCTATTACGCAACGGTAGCCAACCAATCCAAAAAGTAATTGACTATGTAAATGCCCTACCTGGTGCTTTGATTCTTGTCACAGGTAGAAATGTATCTGATAGAAAAGACACCATAAAGGCATTACGATCAGCAGGAGTAAAGTATTCTAGATTAATTATGAATCCAGGCTCTTCATCTGAGACAGCAGATTTCAAATATAAGGTAGGTATGAGGTTAAAGGGAATAAGCCTTGCTATAGACAATAATCCTACTATGAGAGCAGCATATGCTAAGGCTGGTATAAAAACCTTAAATCCAGCAGATATTCCTACTACTAAGTTTTGGTCTATTTGGTAATACTAGAGATAATTGTCTCTTTCTTGACTTCCCCCGAAATATTGAGATAGTAACCAATAGTGCCCTTGTAGGGCATAAAAAGGTTTGTTACCTCTATTTTTCGCCGAACTTTAAAACCTATTTTTTACTAAGTATGCTATAATGAAAATATAATTCAAGTTCCTATAATGGTCGTAGAGCGGTTTCCGAAACCGATAATGAAGGTCCGATTCCTTCACTTGAAGCCTCAAAAATATAATAGAAACTATTTGACTTTTGATTGAAATCTGCTATACTTAAAAGATGATAACACTAATATTAATTATAACAACTTGGTATTTAACCAAACTCTACTATACAAAAAGTTTAACAATTCAATCACCAGAATTGAACGAACATGGCATGATGAGTGCACAATGTTCAAGGTGCTCACAATACATTATTATTTCACAAGATGAAATGCGTACACCATACTACTGTTTAGTTTGTAAGTAAGTTAGGAGAAAAATGAAAACAACATATAAATGTCCAGATTGTAAGACAACTATCGCTATTTCTACAACAGTTCACACACTGCCAGAATCAATTATCTGTCCATGTGATACTGTAATGCCAAAAGCACTGCCAAAAGCATGACCAATTGTGGAACATATGCTGGATATCGCAAACACCATAATCAAAAAACTAAACCTTGTCTTGAGTGCTTAATAGCAAATAGGGAATATTCTAAGATAAGATATAAAAAAAATGGGGCATTACGACAAGCCAATTCTAGAGCCAGAAATTTAGATAAAGTAAGAGAACGAGAACGCCAAAAGAATAGAAGGCGTAGGGCTAAAGAATCTAAATTATATAATGAACTCCAGGTTATTGCTACTTATGGAGGAAATTGTTATATATGTGGTTTGGCTATAGATTTTATGTCCCCTCGCAAAGCAGGCCTTCCTGGATGGGAGAATGGATTACATATCGATCATCTACTTCCATTGGCAAAAGGTGGCTCAGATACTCTAGAAAATGTTAGACCAGCACATGGAGTATGCAATTTACAAAAATGGGCAAATTAAATCTAATTACTAATAGTGTATAATGATTATATGCCTTATATTGTTAATAATATATCAGTTGGTCACGATCCCATAGAAATTAAAAGACTAGACTCGTATAATCAGTTTTTTGAAAAAGTTGGCAACTCTTCAGAAAATATTAAACTTATACCAAGTTTTTTATCAGATGAAGAAATTAAATATATACTTGAAAGAACTGATGAAAATCAAAAAATTAGTTTTGAGTCACAAAAAGACAATTATGGTAATGTTGTAAATTGGATGCATATTTATACTGGAATAGAAGATACCTTTAAAATTAGAGAGAGGGTAAAAACTGAAGTAATAAATGCTTATGGCTTTGACAAAATAAAACCAAAGGAGCCTCAACTTAATGTGGCAAAATGGGATCAAGGAACTAAGTTAAATCTTCATGTTGATGATTTAGGATATGTTACAGATAATCATATTCCAACTTTGGTTTATCTAAACGATGATTACGAAGGTGGAGAAATTAGTTTTTTCACACATGATATTACTATTAAGCCTAAAGTTGGAGATCTTTTGATATTCCCTGGAAATATGCACTATGCTCATGAAGTTAAAGAAGTGCTTTATGGAACAAGATACACACTTCCTATTTGGTTTACGATAATTTAAAAATGACAGAAAATATTAAAAAAAGAAAACTGTTAGATGGTTCTGAGGTAAATGATTACGATCACCCAATTGACCTAATATTACATACAAAAGCACCAGGCAAATGGAAATTAATTGACCTTGAAACTGGACAAGAGTATTTAGGGTCAGAAATATATCATGAAACATTTGGAGAGATTCTTAGAAGTAAGGTTGCACAATCTAAGATAGGGTCTTGGTTTAAAACAAAAGGAAAAATAATAAAAAATGGATAATACAAATAAACCTATAACATTTCATTGGATGTGGAGAAGACACTGGCAGGTAAACGATAGCACTGAACATTTAGATCTCAAAGGTATTCTTGATATGGCGCAAGAACTAGATAGTGCAAATGTAAAATCTGTTTTGCTTCCCTATGGTCCAGGAGGTATAGATTTTTCTTTAGTTATACAAGAGTCATTGCAAAAAACTAATCAATTAATTATGACTATTGCTTTACCAGCATATGGCACAAGTCCAGATTATGCTGCTAAGATAGTTGATACTTTAAATCAGTTTGCGCCTGGAAGAATTGGTGTAAATCTTGTTGCTGGAAGATGGGGAGATGAAGGAAATGGTCCTTCTGAAAAAATAGTTTTAGATAATTATATGCATGACTCAAGCCTAATTGATACCCTAGATAAAAGAGTAGCAATATCAGCAGTTTGGATGGATAAGTTTACAAACTTAATGCAAAATCACCAACATAAAACACATATGGCAGTTGTTGGTTCATCAGATACAACAATTGGAATAGCAAATAAACATTGTGAATATATATATGTTGATGATAACTTATTGTTTAGAGATCAGTTTAAAAAAATTGATCTTAGTAAGGTAAAACCAATATTAATCATTGATCCACTTATTATGAATCATCCAGATGATGAGAAGAATGTTAGGTATGATAAAAATGCACCAACTAGAAAACAGCACCACCATGTAAAGGGTTCTTTGCACGATGTTGTTAGACAAATAAGACAATTATCACAGCAATTTGGCATTTATGACTTTATGATTCATACTGATCAAGAGGATATCAACAATTTGCTTCAATTAGCAAAAGAATTTAATAGTATTGTGCTACCAGAACACAAACAAATTGAACTATCTGAACTAACAAAAGAAAACTTTTCAAATATTGGAACAAATCCTGATAATATAAAAGTATTCAGTAATTACCTTGACAAAGAAGAATGTGAAAAGATTATAGGTTTAATTAAAGATACAGAAACAAGCAACAACCGTCCTCTTCAGCCTGATAACTCTGGTCAGGCCACGCTATCTTTGCTGTATTATGACTCATTAGACTATTCAGAAAGATATATTCCTCAAATTAAAGAATTAGTAGAAAAAGAATATAGGGTAAGCCTAAAAGCAAGACATTCTCGTTTTGCTGAATGGGTGCACAACAATAGTCCATTAATACCAATAGATGATTTGGGCCATAAAGATTCAAACCATTTGGCAGGCTGGGTATATCTAAATGATGATTATGAGGGTGGAGAGTTATCCTTTATTCATCAAAATTTATCTTTTAAGCCCAAGGCTGGTGATCTAGTCTTATTCCCTGGAAATATTCACTATTGGTATCATGTTGCTCCTGCAAATGGATCAAGGTACATTATGCCTATATGGTTTGATTTTATATAATTTTTTATGATATGATTTAGTTATGGAAAATCAAGAAAAATGTACAAAGTGTGACCTACCAGCAAAATACAATGATATTGATGAAACTGAAGATGGAAACTATGAGGTAGTTGGGTTTTGCCAATGTCATATGACAAACTATCTTGTTTCTTAATCTAGTGTAATTTTTATATTTGATCCCTCAAAACATGTATTACAGTATGATTTAGGTTGATCTTTGTATCTTTCCTTATATCCTGCCAAAATAATCTTTCCTTCACGCTGAAGGGTTAGATGTTTATCATCCATATAGCCATAAATTACTGGTATTAGTTTATTATTACAGTTGGGACACATATTAATAGTGTACCACATTGACTTGTAGCGTACTTTAGTATACAATAGTTATATAGGAGGTTTACAATGATTCATTCTTTATTTTTAATTCCCGCTTTTATAATGGGATATATCGCTTGTTATGTAGCGATGACATATAAGGTTAATCAAGATGATTAATTTAGAAATTCCAGATCCATTTCAAACCTTTGTATCAAAGAAATATAAAAACTATAAAGGCTATGTTTATGATTTTTTTACAGGTGAATGGTCATTTAAATGTAGTTGTTGTAGCGAGGTTCTAGATGCCCCGTCAAAAAAGATTATGACTAAGATTAGGCTATATCATACTAGAAATGAGTGTACTGGTGGATACTAACTGTTGTGCTGTTGATAAAGATGTTGAAGTGTTTTGGGACACTCATCAAACCATGTCAGATGGACATATTTGGTGTGTTACCAAATCTATTGTTGATAAGGCTGTTGCTGATGTTAAGGCTAAGTATGGAAATAAGAAAAGACATAGACAATGAAAAAACAAAAACAAATTAATTGGTCTAAAGAAATTGATAAGGCTAGAAGACAACTTAATTCAAACAAAAAGGCTATTGATGCTA